GCGAGGGGGCGCCGGTCTTCACGAACGGCATATTGGGAGTGGTGAGTGGCGCCTGGCCGTGGATCTCGGTTTCCGGCACGAGCGCGAGCAACCCGGCATGGGCTTTCAGGCGCGCCAGCACCGCCCGCCGGGTGACGCGGATAAGCCCCTTCATTCCTTGAGCGCTCCAGCCTCGCGCGCGGCCTCGGCGACCTCATCGGCAACCGGCAGGGTGTGGCCTGCCTTGTAGACGACGGTGGTCAGCGCGGAGACGCGGTCGCGGTAGTCGCGCCGGAAGGTGACGGTCTGCATCAGCCGGACCTCCGGACCGCGACCGAGACGGCTTTCTGCACCATGTCGACAACCTCGCGGCGCTTGTTGTCGCGCGCCGGGCGCATGTACGGGCGTTCAGCCATCTTGCTCGTTCCGAACTCAAGCGGCGAAGCATAGGGCGCGCTGCTGGTCACGCGCACGCGCAACGGCCCCGGCTGTGTCGTCTCGATGTTACTGGCCAGCGTCCCAGTGTCCCCCATTGGAGGCTCGCCCGGCTTGGAAGGGACGTGGCCTTTGCCACTGACGGAGCCTGTCGAAATCAAGCGCTGCGCTTCGGTTTGAATAGCTTCGCCCGCCTCGAATAGTGCGTCGCCAACTAGCTTAACGCTCTCTCGACCTTGGAGCCTCTTCAGCCTGTCGATATGGCGCTTGGCTCCGATTAGAGGCATTTCCACGTCTCCCGCCTAAGGACGTCGGAGATCGTCCGCGCATGGACTTCGAATATCTCGGCAAGCTCGGGAACGCTGAACTGGCCGGCGAGCGCGCGGATGGCATTGACCTTCGCGGCCGTGAGCTTCGCCTGCGGGTGCTCCTCGCCCATAAGAAGCGTCCCATGCTTTCGCTTGTCCTCGGCGTTCTGCTTTGGCGTCGCCCACCGAAGGTGCCGGGGATTGACGCAGGCGAGGTGCCCTTTGCCGCAACTGTGGGCGGCTTGCATTTCAGGCGAGGGCGGCTCACCGTGAGCCATGATGCACATAAGCCGAGCGGCTTGCCGGCTGCGGCGGTCGCCTATCGCGGCCTCACCATTGGAATGGCGGGCGAATGGCCACATGAGGCAGTCATCTCCATCATGTGAAACGTGCGCGTGGAGCCACTCGCGCGGGGTGCCCCTTTCGGCGCGGGTCAGCGGGGCCAACGGGTCGCCGAGCCTGCGCATCCGCTGATAATGAGTGGCGCACATTCCGAAACTGCCAGTCGGCGCGCGCTTGCACCCGTTGATGTTACATGCCGTCGGCTTCGCGCGCTTTTCCTTTAGCTTGAGCGGATCGCCGTTTACGCGCTTGCGCCATCCGTGCATGGCGCAATACTTGCCCTTCGGCGGCTTCTCGCATCCGTCTACGGAGCACGCTTTCGCGGCCTTTCGCACAATGATGGGCGCGCCGTTTCTCTGCCAGAGCGCGTAGTGGTTGCAACACCACCCGCGCGCCCGAACAGGCTTGCCGCAACCCTCAACGGAGCATAGTTTGGCATTAGCCATGATCGCCTCCAATACAGGCATTGTGGTCAGGGCCGGGTGCTGTTTGCCGCAGCATTCCGGCCCGATTTGCATAGCAGAAAACCGCTGATTTCCCAAGGCGAGAAGCATCAGCTCGTCGCTCCCGGTATCAGCCGCGCCCGGCACTCGAAACCGACGCCAGCAGGATCGCGGCCAACGGTCTGGATCGCGTACCGACCGGCATTGTCGCCCGCCTCGATCACGACTTCGGCGGCCTCGTCCGGCACAACCGACAGCCCGGCCGAGAGAATGAGCAGCCGCACGTCCTCTTGCTGAAAATCGGCATCGGCGCGCATGGCCTCGGTGGCGACGTCGA